CGGAGATCCTGGGGCATGGCATATGACAGATGTTGAAACGGAAGAGATCCCATGTGTCACTCATATTGACTGGTTAGGCAATAATTGGGACGTCATCAAGCTCAACATCGAAGGCAGCGAATACGATGTCCTAGACACCTGGCCTGGACCTATCGCCCGTCAAATTGTCGTCAGCTTCCACGAACACACGCCGAGAGCAAGGGGCCGTGCTGAATGCGATCGACTCATAGCCAAGATGGGCCAGTGGTACAAGGCGTTCAACGTCGTTTGGGAGAAGCGATATTGCTGCTCTGAGAATTATTGGGATGTCCTGTTCATTAGGAACGATCTCGTATGAACCAGAAAGAACGCGAGTTCTGCGATAGGGTCATGGTAGCTGGCGTCCATGAAGCCAAGTATCACACCTTTGAATACGTCGAAACTATCTTGAGGGAGGGGATACCCGGTGACTTCGTTGAATGCGGCGTCTTCTGCGGAGGACATGCCGCGGTGGCGTCTTACGTGTTCCGGAAATGGGGTGTTACGGATCGAAAGATACACCTATTCGACTCCTTCCAAGGCATCCCGAAAGCGGGTCCGAAGGACTGTCAAGACGTTCATGCTACCTATGGGACTTCCTCCGGACAGATGGAGACTAGTGGAAAGTGCGCCGTGGGAGTCGCAGAGGTTTTCAACTTCATCCGGGGCTGGGAAGTTCCTACGGATTATCTGGTCTTCCATCCCGGCTGGTTTGAAGAAGTGATGGCGGAAGAGGCAAAGGCCATGGGGCCGATAGCCTTCCTCCGCATCGACGTGGACCTCTACAGCTCAACCAAGACTTGCTATCAGCATCTCTACAGCAAGGTCTCTAAGGGCGGTGTTGTGGTGGATGATGACTGGGGCTTTCACAACGCGGATGCTCCCGCTTGCAGGGTTGCCGCTCTGGAAGTGATTGGACAACCTAAGAGTACGGTCTTTGAAGTGCCTGGGCATGGGACCACTTCGTTTTGGAGAATCCCCACTTGAAGCTGATCGGCTTAATGCTGGTGCGGAACGAGGCATGGGTACTCGGCATGTCTGCGCGTGCCGCTCTGCGCTGGGTTGATTCGCTGCTTATCTTCATGGACCGTTGTACGGACAATACAGACCGCATTGTTCGGGATCTGGTGAGAGAATACGGCCCTAACCGCATCGCCTTTCAGCATACCGAACAAAACGAGCACTGGCAGGAGATGGATCTACGCCAGCAGATGCTAGTTGATGGTCGAGGCATGGGCGGTACTCACTTCGCCATGATCGATGCTGACGAAGCGGTAACCCACAACCAACTTGCCAATGCCCGTGCCTACACGGAATCCCTACAGCCTGGGCAAGTCCTAGATATGCCGATGATCTGCCCTCATCGTGGCCTTGAGAAGTACCGGGACGATCATACCGAATGGAGCCGATCGCAACTCAGCGTCTCTTTCTGTGATGCTCCCTTCCTAGCTTGGAAGTCCCGGAACGGCTATCAGTTCCATCAGCGCTGTCCTCAAGGCTCCGGAGAGCATGTCAATCCCTTGCATCGTGAGAAGTCTAAAGGTGGTGCATTCCATTTCCAGTGGGTGTCTTGGGATCGGCTCATCTCAAAGCACCGCTGGTATGCCCTGAACGAGCGCATCCGCTGGCCTGAAAAGCGCAGCATTGAGGAAATCAACCGCATCTACTCCATGTCCTCCGATGAGCTTGGGATCCGCACTAGAGCGATTCCTAAAGACTGGATCGGGGATTATGAGATGCACTACATCTACCCAGACCATAAGCCTTGGTATGACACGGAATCCAAGCGGATGATTAATACGGCGGCGCCTGGAAGCCTTCAGGGTCTCAATCTATTTGGGTGGAGCGTATGATTGATCGAGTCAACATCCTGCATGATCGGATCGAGCCTGAGAAGCTGAGAATGATGGGCGATCTCGTTTTGCTTGAGAAGCTAGAACGGGCGAAGTCCATTAACGGCATTCACCTGGCCGGCGGTATCAAGACGGAGCACTGTTACGGCAAGGTTCGGAGAGTCGGTAACGGGATGGTTGCCTCCTATGATGGCAAGGTGTACCCCTTGGACGTCAAGCCTGGGGATACCGTGCTTTCCATGGATTATATGGGAGACAAGCTACAGAACCGCGTGGACCTTACGAACTATCATATCGTGCGGGATAATATGATTTGGGCTAAGGTAAAGCTTGGCCCTAATCTCGAGATGCTGGAGTGCGAGCCATATTCCAGCAGGGTACTTGTCAAGATCACGGACAATAACATTACCGCTGGCGGAATCAAGCTGCCGGATTCCCATCAAAGCCGCGGCTATACCATGGCAACCGTGGTCAAGGTTGGCCCTGGGTGGCGGGACTTAAAAACAGGGTATCTCTACCCCATGACTGTAAAGCCGGGTGACATTATCTGTATGACTCGGTATGCTGGATCTATCGTGAAGCTGGAGAGTAAAGAATACCGGATGATCGAGGAACGGCCTTACATGGAAGGCGATCCGCAACCGGATATCCTCTTCACGTACAACGATTGGAAAGGCTGGCAGCATGTCTGATGAACGCGAATGGCAATGGAGGGCTGGCATTATTCTGGGCCTTGGAGAATGCGCTTTTCAGTATAGCCATGGGGATTTACGCCGCGTAAGCAAGCTGATTCCACAAGAAGGCGGCGGCATTCGCCCTATGAAGACCTTGATTGGCGGCATCATGAAGGGCTTTGAGCAGATCCAAGGGGACGGAATGTTAGTGTTTTCCGCTCCTGTCAATGCTGACTTTGCCGCCCAAATGGATCAGTTCTGGGGCTCCATCATCATGCAGCCGGCCAATGGAAGGCTTCCGAAGGATTGGAAGCTGAATAAGTGAAGAAGGAGTTTACCGTTGAGGAAGCCAAAGAGTTCACGGAGCTCTATAACGTTCTTCGCGGCCTGGTCAAACGGGTAGAAGCCTTGGAGAAGTTGACAGGCATAGCCAAGCCAATGGAAGGGCCTTGCCTATATTGTAATGTGATCGGAAACCATCAGAAGTGGTGTCAAAGAGATGCTAACCGGACATCAGGAACTTGAACGCTTCCTAAACAAAAGCGCTGATGCGTTTTATCGGGCCATGAGAGATATCTTTTGGTCAAGATATGGCAGCGGGGAATCATACCATGCCATCAGGGATATGGCTGATTTGATTTCCAGGACCATGATCCTTTCAAACTTGAACGGACGGAAACGCGTTTTGATGGAGGCTGATAACGTTTCTAAGTTCCATAAATTCTCAGAAGAGAAATCACCTATCTCCCCATTGCCATTTGAGGAAGCCATTGAGGATATTACTTCAAGGGATCCTCGCCTAGCGGCTGGTTATCTTGAGGTACAAAAGCTCTACAATACGGAGCATGTATTTGCCTTGGCTAAGTCCATAAATGCAAACATTACAAAGCGCATTCAAATGGCTATTGCCGGTGCAGGTAATACCGGAACTGGGATTGGTGAATTCGCAAAGCTCTGGAAAGATATTACTCCTTGGGCACAGAATTACGGGGATACGGTTTTTAGAACAAATGCCAGTACCTCATATAACAAAGGTAGATTCACCCAAGCTGAAGATCCGGACGTGGCAGAAGTGATGCCTGCGATGCAATTTATTTCAATGCACCTACCAACTTCTAGACCACATCATGAAGCGGCTCATGGGCTTATTGCTGCAACCAGTGATCCGATCTGGAAACGTTTTAGACCGCCCCTTGGATACAACTGCATGGATGGAGTTAACTTCGTTTCTAAGTATGAACTTGAGCGCCGTGGATTGTGGGATAATGGCCGTGTCATTCCGTTTTATCCGCCTACATTTCCGGCGGCTCATCCTGATCCTGGGTTTAACTCTGGAGGGTGGATTTGATGATTAACAAGAAAGAACTTATTCCAATGACGATCAGACTACCAAATGAACTATATGAACAGTTCAGGGACAAAGTTACCGAACAGGGTTATACCCGAGTCGGCATCATTCGCAGGCTGATTCGGGAATTCCTTACTTCTAATAAGGACCGTAGAAAAGACTAGATAACCAAAGCACAGATCGCCCAACTACAGCTTACCGCTATCAAGAGCAGCGCAGATTACCAAACCGCAGGATAGGATACGCGACCCGATCATAGGAAACCCGATAGTTATTAGTGTCTTTCCCACTTCTCAATTAGAAACTGCCCGAAGATACCCTTTCGATTCGGCCTAAAATCTCCAAGCCCACATCGAACGCCAGCGATATCAAAAAGCTCCCTCATAGTGAGTTCAGCGATCTGGCGAGTATCAATGGTGATATTCGCGGTGAATGCCCATTCATCAAAGCGGGGGCGGCAAAGTACAACAAGCTCCCCGCCGTTCGGATTGCGTCCCTGACGTAGATCAACCTCCCACGGTTTCGCATGAAGCGCAATTGATGTATCATCTAACGTTAAAAACGTTGGCAGGGCAGTAGACTTCGCAGTACTGATCTGTTTCTTTCCATCAAGTCTGACATGCTGTCCCGCAGCAACAAGACAGGAATAAAGCATATTAGCCGGAAGATAGGGTTTACCGTCCAAGTCTAGATATACCTTCTTCTCACACTCCTCCCGAGGGGCGGGACGGGGCGCACCCTTCGGAGGCTTTACCTTATCGCGGATCTTCAAAAGTTCCTCTTCGCTGACGCGATTCATGAGGAGCGGAGTCTTCCCGCGACAGGTGACGGCAACGTGAAGGAGTTCATTCGTGATACGACGGGGAGTTGATGCGATTGAATTTGTCATAAAATCCTCAGTTTACAAAACGGCAGGACACCCAAGCCCACCCAACGAAAGACTGCAAGAGCCTACAGAGCCATACACTAACTAACCTCATCTCCTTAAAACTCGTGAGGCGTGCCGATGTCCCACACAGGCAGGTTGCCAGACGAGACAAGCATGGGATTAACCGGCACGCTTCGCGGGTTTTAATCAGTCTCATCTGGCATTAACACTATAGCCTATAGTGGTTTCTAAAGCAACCTAAAGACGTATCTTACTATTGCCACATTGAAGATATTGTGTATGGGCCTATCATCTTATTAATGCAACTGTTCAACGGCCTCTTTAGAAACAAACAGCAGAGCGCTTCATTCTCCTCCGCTGCAACTCTTGAAACTCCTCCCGTTAAAATCAATGGTGCCGAGTACACCGCCGTTGATACCAAGGACGGGTTTTTTACTCTGAAGGATGTCCTCTTTTTCGGTGAAGTCCCGAAGGGTGAAAAGAACGCTCCGGAAGACGTCAAGGGCGGGCGGATGCAGCAGATGGTGGATGCTGCTCTCGCCAAGTACGAGAAAGAGAAGTTTGCTGCGCCTTCCCATAAAGGCCATCACAAGGCCATTGCTTTCGAAGATCCCGAGTTCCTGGGCTTCATGCTTCCCAAGCGCGTTGGCAAGACGGTCCTCGACGGCAAAGAGCAGGATGCCATCTTCGGGGATCTCAAGTTGAAGGCCAGCGCCTTCGAGCGGGTCAAAAAGGGCGAGCTGCCTTACCTCTCTCCCGAAGTCGACTGGGAAACGTGGCAGTTCTCCTCCATGGCGCTGCTGGATTCCATGCCTCCCCACTTCAAAGGCCCGCTCATCACCGTGGGCAAGATCATGGAAGACGCCAGTGCCAAGTTCACTGTGGACGCCACCACCTCTCAGGGCAAGTTCATGGCCTTGAAGGAGAAGAAGGAAGGCGATCCCAAGGAGTCTGGAGAGAAGGAAGAGGGCGGCATTGAGGAGCGCCTCGAGCACCTCGAAGCCTCTTTCGCCACGATCGATAAGTCCCTGGCGGATGTGTTCTTCAAAATGGGAATGCCCTACAAGGGCGCCCAAATGGGTGACAAAGGCTACATGCACAAGCAGGATTCTTCGGCTCCTAAGGAAGATGATACGAAAGGAAATACCGTGAGCGAAAAGACCAAGTTTGAAGATGATCCAGCCGTGATGGCGAAGTTCGCGGCGCAGGATGCCAGCATGAAGGCGCTGGAAGCCAAGATTGCTGCGAAGGATCTTGAGGATGCCAAGAAAGCCCGCACGGCGGCGGCTTTCGAGGAGCTGAAAGACTATCCCCTTACTCAGGTTGGTAAGGACGGCATCGCCAAGTTTGCCGATGACGCCGACAAGCTGAAGGTCTTCGTTGACGTCCTGAAGGCTCAGACGCCGAAGAACTCGCCCAAGTCGGTCTCCGAGTTTGAGGCGAGCGCCAAGCCGGCCACGCCTGCGATCAACGGCGCTGATCCGGATCTCGCGGAGTTCCAGCTCAAGCGCCCGAACGATATGCCCGCGATCCTGAAGTATGCGGAATATCATGCCGCGTGGAAGACTTCCAAGGCTTCCTTCGGCGCGTCCGATGAACTCAAGAACCGGAAGACGTTCATCGAGATCATGATGAAGATCGATCCTACCGCTGACTACATCAAGAACCACAAGATTGAAGGGGGCAAGTAATGGCGACGATCACGGCTTTTGTCAGCCGCAATACCAAGAAACTGGTTTCTCAGCCTATCGCCTTCACGGTTGCGAACGCCGTGACGATTCCGGTTGGCGCCTTCACGATGCTCCCCGGATCTAGCGGCGACACCGCCAACCGCGGCTTTCTCGACAACTACATCAACGAGAGCACGGCCATCTATGCGGGCCTGTGCGAATCGTGGGCTGGCGCGCCTATCCTGACCTCGGTTGTGACGAGCTCGGGCACTTCGGGCATCGTGGTCGGTAATACCTCGCCTGGCGCTACCTATTCCGCCACCCTGGCGAGCGTTGAAACGGGCACCTTCATCCTGATGGGCGTGAGCATTGCGGGCGGCTCGGCTCAGACGGACGTTGGCAAGAAGGTCTGGATGCTCAACAACAACGATTTCACGCTTACGAGCCAGACCTCGGTGGGTCTCTCTGGCGTCGTTGGGCGCGTGGTCAACTTCGTTAGCGCCACGAACGAGAACATCCTTCTTTACGGAATGACGAGCTCTGACTTGCTGGTGAGCTAACACAACAAAGAATTAGAGGGGAAATCAGATGAACGTGATCAATGCTGGTGCGCTGCTTACTCCGGGAATGCTGGCTGACTGTTCCCGCGTGTATGCGGACACCTATACTGGGATCGAAGCGGAACTCGGGGATGTCACTTACCTGAGTGCAACCTCCGACAAGCTTCAGGAGATCCGGGGCTATCTCCAGACGGCTCCGTATCCCCAGCGCTGGGACCGTGGGACTACGATCCAGAGCGAGACCATGCAGTCCGTCCAGTTCACCATTCCGAACCAGGACTGGGGCGCTCGGATCTACTTCCACGAT